ACATACTGGTGATAGTTTCGAGATTATTTTTTTTTCCAAAAATCAATTCGCTATTGTCAAAGACATGTTGAATGACTTGATTCTCAATGTTTTTGAGAAAAGTATAAAACTTGTTGATATAAGTACCTTCGGCGGCATACTTGTACAGAGCAAATTCTGCGTTATACTTGATTTGTCCAAAGGGTGGTTCAAATCCTGAAATACCATAGGGCATATACATTTTAGGAATTTGGATCTTTACAGCTTTCTTTTCATCGTCGGCGTTATACAAGACAATCTTCTTGTTCTTGTACTCGCCAAAGCCAAGCGTTTCGAATTTGCTAAACAACATTCTTTCTTGTAATATAATAGGCTATAAACTTTAATTACGCGGAACACATTGTACATTCAGTTTCGTTTGGATTCAGTGAAAACTGAATGGGTCGTGACTTTGCTTTACTTCTTAGGTAATAGATGCCCGTTTTCAGTCCAGATTTCCAGGAATACATGTGCATAGATGACAATTTAGGAATTGTGGGGTTTTCCATGAATAGATTTAAACTCTGACTCTGATCTATGAAACATCCGCGATCGCGTGCCATATCAATGAGTGTCTTTTGACTAATTTCCCACACGGTTTTGAAAAGCGTTTTGATATCACTGGGTATTTCCTTGATATTTTGAACAGATCCACCCGACCTTATCATTAAATCCTTGATTTCTTTTGACCAAAGTCCCTGTTCGTTGAGTTTTTTAACCAGGTGTTTATTCACCACAACAAACTCTCCCGCCATGGTTCTTCGAAGGTATATGTTTGTTGTATAGGGTTCGATACATTCATTATTCCCAAGAATCTGTGATGTACTCGCAGTTGGCATGGGTGCCATAAGAAGACTATTTCTCAAACCATATGTTTTGATGTCATCTTTTAGGGTTTCCCAATCATACATGCCACTAAATTTCGGGGAATCCCACATGTCAAATTGTAGGATCCCTTTGCTAGTGGGGGATCCTTTGAATGATTGATAATGGCCTTTTTCGATTGCCAATTTCATACTTTCAGTGAGAGACGCGTGATAGATTGTTTCGAAAATAGCTATGTTTAGTTCCTTTGCTTCATCACTATCAAATGCCATGTCACACAACATAAAGGCATCGGCCAGTCCCTGGACACCTATACCAATGGGTCTGTGTTTGTGGTTTGAATTTGCTGCTTCCAAAATTGGGTAGAAATTTATATCAATAACCTTGTTTAGGTTTCTCGTGACTATTCTAGTAATTTCATAAAGTTTTTCAAAATCAAACTTTCCATCTACTACATATTTGGGGAGTGCTATGGATGCTAGGTTACAAACAGCAACCTCATCGGGGTCGGTATATTCGATGATTTCTGTACATAGGTTGGATGATTTTATAGTTCCTAGGTTTTTTTGATTTGATTTTTCATTACAGGCATCCTTGTATAGCATATAAGGTGTCCCTGTTTCGGTTTGTGATTTGAGAATAGCCTTCCATATGACGGATGCCTTTATTGTTTTATTTGCGAGTCCCTGTTTTTCATATGTTTCATATAGCTTTTCAAATTTACTCCCATAGACATCACTGAGACCGGGTGCCTTGTTTGGACAAAATAGTGACCAATCACCATCATCCCTGACTCGCTTCATAAACAAGTCTGGTATCCAAAGTGCAGTAAAAAGATCCCTCGTTCTAGATTCTTCATCACCTTGATTTAGACGGAGTTCAAGGAATTCGACTATATCCGCGTGCCAAGGTTCGAGATAAATGGCAATGGATCCTTTTCTTTTTCCAGATTGATTTACATACCTGGCAGTTGAATTGAATACTCTCAACATGGGTATGATACCATCTGATTTACCATTTGTTCCAAGGATCGGTGAATTTTTGGCACGAATATCATGGACGTGAAGTCCTATACCACCGGACCATTTACTGATCTGGGCACATGTTTTCAGAGTGTCATATATCCCGTCAATACTATCTGCCTTGGGTGCTACTAGAAAGCAACTGCTCATCTGTGGTCTAGGAGTACCTGCGTTGAAAAGTGTGGGAGTTGCGTGTATAAATAACCCACATGACATGTGATTGTATGTTTCTATAATCTTTTCTATATCATCGCCGTGAATTCCGATAGAAACTCTCATAAACATATACTGCGGTGTCTCTACCACAACCCCATTGATTTTTTGTAGATAGCTCTTTTCGAGGGTCTTTAAACCAAAATACCCGTAATTGTAGTCCCTTTCTGGTTTTATAACCATATTTATAGTATTTACATTATCATCTGTACATTTCTTTACCGATTTATCTAAAATTCCATTATCAACTAGGTTATTTACAGTTTCTTGAAAGCCGAGGGGTATAGATTTTTGTATATTGCTGGCAACTATGCGAGTGGCTAATATTTCATAGTCTGGTGATTCGGTAATCATCCCGATAGCAATTTCCGATGCTAGATTATCCAGATCGGACGTTTGAATTCCGTCGTACATTGATGATACGACTTTTTGAGCAATTATGTCAGCACTTATTGTTTCATCTAGGTCATATGTAAGTTTATATAATCTAGATGTCACCTTGTCAAATTTCATAAGTTGGACTGACCCATCCCTTTTTACAACCTTCATTAAATATATCAATTATTTTTTATCACATCTTAAATCGCTTTCCACACGGACTATTCTTCCGCCAGTGAATTCGAGCTGTCTGTCGCAGCGGAGAGCATACGAATTGACCCAGAAAGGACCCATCTCCCCACTGGGGGTCACGGGGGCATATGAACCTATGAAACATCCAGGGGGGTTACATGGTGGTCCAGGGTACATACACATTTCGTTTTTGCCGAAAGCTTCTGATAGACTTGAGATATACATTGTTATTATTATATCATTATTTTTTTCCACCTAATATATAACAATGAGTTTCTTGGATTCGCTTTCACAAATCCCAACCCCCCTTAACCAGACGTTTTTTTCTGGTCAAAATATGAATTATCTTCAACATGCCATCAGACAAAAGGTAAAAGATTCTACTGGGTATTCTATTGACAGACAGAATCCCGATGACCTGATAACTATTATGAGGGCCACCTTTATAAACAATTCCACCAATGGGTACAGTAATGTTACTGAACAAGTGGCGTGGTGTAACAATGTGACAATCGAAACATGTGTTCAACAGATTTACACTGGACTTTCTCAATATATTGGATATATAAAGGAGATAGGTCGCAACCCAGTGCCATTACCTTTACCCACAAACGAGAGTACTTATGGAGAGTTTATGAATTTAAACTCGCGATTTGAAATGTAAAACACTTAAACACACGACACGTTAGAATAACAAGTATGAATGGTCTAAACAATTATCGCGATTATACACAGCAGATTTGCCACCAAAAGGGTTGGGATAAGGCAAATCTCCACACAGTATGGCTCCTATTGACAGAAGAGGTTGGCGAACTCGCCTCGGCAATTAGGCAGCACTCGAGGACTTTCAAGAAACAAGATTTAAAAAAATCAAGGGGCACCGATGTACAGATGGAAATGGGAGACGTGTTTAGTTATTTGTTCCAGCTCGCGGCGATGATGAATATTGACCTCGACGAAATGTGGCATTTCCATCAAATCAAGATTATCCAGAGAAATTATGTAAACTAATAGTAATGTTGTTCAATGTACCAGGTGCGCGGTCAGCGCCATTTGATTTTACAGATTTTGAAGGAGAATTAGGTGAGGAAGGAGGATCTCCACCATGTGCCATAGAACCCTCTTGTGATACCGCACAAAGCCCGATATGTAGTTATGCTATATCAGCCGGTGATAACACGATAGCCATGTGTGATCCCACGGCACCCAACTGCCCCATGTCCCGCCGTCTAGTTCCCGAGAGAAATATAGACGCTGGGAGATGGTCTCTTGTAGATAAACCCAAAATTAAAAAAGAAAATAAATTTATTAACAAGATAGAAAAAAAATATTTAATGTATATTATATTTGCCATTATACTGTATCTAGTGCTGCGGAATATCTAACAAGTCTCTGTTTGTTGATACAGTTTGAGATAATATCATGAGTGATGCGATCGGTGATATCCCACAGCAGTTTCCTCTGCCAATTACAATTTAGATTTATAGTTGGTGGGGTAAATGTATTGTCCAGGATAGTAATACGCTTGATTAGTCTGATGTGTTTATTGTAGGAATTTTCCAGAATATCATCCAGTTTTAGATGAGCAATCTTTCTAGCGACGACGAGGTTATTATGAACCATCGTTTCTAGAAACTTTGGATAAGACATGAAATCATTTAGGGAAAAATTAATGACAGTCCAATCACCTTTGGGCCAAGTTTCAATAGACTCTTTAACAGTGACGCGTCTTTCACCAGAGAACTTATTGAAAACGACTTCTACAAATCCAAGATTGTTCTCGTCATACATGTAACGAGCAGAGGATATGTAGCCGGTCATTTTGATATAAATTAGCTATTTCTCTAATAAAGAATTTGTGACTAATTAATCTAAATGTGTAGGTTAGAACTTATTATAGGGTGTATGTTTTCGGGGAAATCTTCTGAACTCATCAGGAGATTGAAAAGATTGAGGGTGTTGAATAAACCTATTCTAGTTATTACTTCATCAAAGGATATTAGGGTAGAAACATCGGATATCAAGACACATGATAATGTTAAAATGTCAGGTATCAAGACAAACAACCTAGATGATATTGTGAAAAGTGACGATTATAAAAACTCTAAGATTATTGCCGTTGATGAGGCTCAGTTTTTTACGGGATTGCGTACATTTGTTGAACAATGTATAACCGATAGGAAATATATTATTATAGCAGGTCTTGATGGTGATTTCAAACAACAAGTGTTTGGGGAAATTATCGGTCTTATGCCACTAGCAGATGATGTTACTAAACTTCATGCATTGTGCAAGGATTGTAATGATGGGACACTGGCATCTTTTTCAAAAAGAATCACAGATGATCAATCTCAGGAACTGGTAGGGGCAGAAGATTCATACAAGGCAGTATGTCGAAAACATTTATAATATTTATACATACTAAATGTGGGAATATATTCTACTGATTATAATATTGTTTATAATTCCGATTATAATTATATATTTGGCGACCAGAGATGAATGTCAGAAGAACGATGATTGTAAAGACGGAAAAATTTGCGAGGAAAATTTTTGTGTACCATCTACTACAAAAGAAGAAAAAGAAAAGAAAGGAAAGTGTGTAAAAGGATGTAGGTCAAGTGAAGAATGTATAGATGAGTACTGCTATGCTAAAGAAGAATGCGGTAATGATAGTGATTGTGAAGGTGGTGAATATGATAGGAAATGTAGGGATAAAGAATGTACGGGGAAATTTAGTGAAAATTGTAAAGACACCCCCCCCGGGTTCAAGTGTTACAATGACAACACTATAGATAGTAAATATATGATAGACAGGAAACGAGGGACTTGTGTAACAGATGACGATTGTGCGCCGTCGTATGAAACATGTGATACAGAGGAGAACACCTGCTATTCTAATAAACATGATATTGACAGTAGGATTGCTGAGTGTCAAAAAAGAACTGATTGTAACGCAGTTGCTTGTGACGCTAATAACGCCAATTGCGAATTATATAAAAAAACAAAGGATAAAACAGCAAGGTTTGGTGCTACAACTTATATTAAAAATATTAGCTAATATTAAATGAACTTTGATACAGTTTTACTTGGGTTAATTTTCATATTATTTGCCATTACGTTATTTTTTATGGTTCCCACATTTCAGTTTACTAAGAAATTATACAAAGATTACCCAACCATTAGTAAATTGATATTTGGAAGTTTAACCTCATTCACAAGCGACTTGAACACAGTCGTTGAAGCTGCCAAAAAAATTGAAACCATTTCTGGTCCCATGACTGGTTTAGTTGATGGCATGTGTGCGGATGGGATAACTGCGAGTGTAGATATATTAGGGACTAAGACAATTAATTTCAGTGCTAATTGTAAAAAGGATGCTTAAAACATTATTTTACTTTTTTTTGCTTTTAATTTCCATAATCTCGGCAGCTACTTCGTTTGGGTTATATAAATTATCAAAGAAAATTCCAGACCCAGTAACAGATATCCAATATGGGTTAGATAAAGCTAACGATGTTGTTGGCTATCTAGATACCTTTAATAAGGGTGTAGATGATTATTATTATCCACATTATACAGATACATGTGATAATGGTATTGTAGTACCTAGTTATACGGATAAGATAAGTTTTTTAGATGCCATAGTCGGAAAAAAACTTAGAAAAAAAATTGATTTTTCAGGTAACAAAATGACAATAGATTGTCCTTAGATGAAAATGCTTTTCGCTACACAATTGTATCTCTTGCCAATCTTGACAAATTGTTCATCGCAGTATTGTTTTAGTTTCAAAGCCGTTTCAATCAATTCCTCAATCGTCGCTTCCCCCAGCAGCAATTGTCTGTACGTGTCCGACATGACATCTACAAACATTTGATAAACCCCCCTCCAATCCTGTTTCTTGTGATTGGACTTGTCCCGCGTTTGTAGGGCGGCCTTGAAATTTTCTTCCGTCATTCGGTCCATCATATAACTTAACCGCAAACCAGTATTATCTTCTTGGCCCGTTAGTTCATATCGGATAATGTGATTTTGAATATGTTGGACTTCTCGGTGGATATAAAACAAACGATGTTTCCTATCCAGTGTTTTGTACTGATTAAGAAGTTCATATGCGTCCGGAAATCCACCACACGGGATATCCCCAGGATTTCTCATCACCCGATCATTGCGGCGACTGAATTCATAAAAGTGAGGATTATGAATTGTCCCCTTTTCAATCATCCCCGTTCGCCAACTGAATGGCGTGTGACAATCGGGACACCACATCTGGTCACATCCGCTGATTTTGGAAATCATTGTACCGCAATGGGGGCACGGTTTTGTGTCCTTTTTCAAAAGCTTCATCGTTTCTACATCATCCGCGTTACAAACATGATCGTCCTCCTTTGTGCCATTACACTGGGCACAATAACGGACTTCGCAAATTCCACATTTCCAAGCACTTGACAGGAACCCCTTACAACTTTCGTCCGGACACTTTCTGATGAAAAGTGTCTTGGTTCTTTCAGTGTCGTCGTCCCTGCCATTTCGCAACCTATACTCTCGGATTTCTAGTTCTTCGATTTTCATACGAGCAATTCTCATAAATTCACGTTGTTCTTCGATGAGTTCCTTGACTTTATCGGCTTTT